TGCCACCAAGCTCGACATAGCTCTCGTAAAGGCGGGACAGTTCTTCCAGCTCATGCTGGGTAGTCTGGCCACGCCTCAACGCTTTTTTTAGATTTTCTTGCAATCGAAAACGCTGAAGCCGCTGTAAGCCTTTTTGGATCAGGTTTAGATCCTGATTGTTTCTATTTCCGATATTTTGGATATTGGTCACAGACTCTTTTAGGTCGCCCAAATCTTCGACCAAGTTTTTGATTTGCTTGTCGGTTTCCTTGCTGTTTTGATTGCTGCGATAGCTAAAAAAGCTGGGAATAATCACTACTAAGACAGGCGTGAGCTTGTCCACAAAGTCTATTAAATGATTCACATTTCACCGCCTCCTATTTTTTCTCGGCTCCTTTTACTTCCAACTCCGCAATGATGGCATCCTCCGCAGCATAAACTACGTCCTGAAACGCTTTTTCCTGCGTGCGTACTTCGCGCCGATTCGCAGCATACGCCTCACTATCATTGATCCATTCGGTAAACGTGGTCACGCCCTTATCATCGATATCCGCAGTCATTGTCTTAATGACTGTGTCACCAACCTTTAGACTTCCAACAAGTTTTGTAGTTTTTACGATTTCTAAAGTCATAGTTATTCTCCTTTTTCTGTTTCTGGTGCTGTACTTGTTTCAAGCTCCGCATTACGATCAAGAGCTTGTTGCAGTTGCGCTTGCAGCTCTTCGTTTTGAGCTTCAAGTTTTGCAATTGTTAATGATTTACTAGCGATTTCAATCGCTAGCTTAGATTGGATATTTTCGTTCATATTTTCCTCCTAAATTTTTGCAGGCATAGTGTAGTTATAGCCTTTTTCAGTCGTTTTATTATTATGTAGCAGTTGGAGATTATCGATGATGAGGTTAATGGTCTCTCTCATGCTTGAGTAGGTGGAAGCATTCTTCCATAACCACACATCACCAACTTTCACCCTTGAAGAAACACGATGATTGACATTGTGAGCGTCAATCTCTAGCTTGTTTGGTAAAGTGATAACATCCCATCCATCCGCAGATTCGAAAGGTGAGCTAGTCAATCTGACAATGTCTCCTACAATATCGACTTGGTCAATATTAGGGCCGTTCCATGCGCGAATTCCAACAAATCCACCATCATCGGAACTCTCGTTGCCGTAACGATTAGAACCAATTATCGTAACCCCAGCAAGACCTTTGCCTACGACTTTTCCTGTCGCGAATTTAACAAATTGGTTAGGATAGCCTGTTAAAACTCGTTTCAATGCTGCCTTATCTGTGTAATAATTGATTTGCCCGGCATTCAAGTCAATTTTCATCGCGTCGTTCTGAGCTGTGATGACCTTTCCTTTCATCCACTCGATAAACGCTAACTCAATCTTAGACTTGATGAAATTCGCATCTAAACCAACGATTTTGCTAGCGTTTAAATTGATTACGTTGACATTCGCTGCGTTGAGCGTGCCAGCTGTGATTTTATCAGCTAGCATGCTTTCAATCATTGCGCTTTTGATGATCCCGTTATCAATCAAGGTCTTTCCGTCCAAATGGATGGACTCACCTTGAATGCGGACGTTCGGACCAGTCATATTGATTTGACTGACGATATCCCCGTTCGAATTGAGATTCTGCACCGCCCACGCATTTGCCATCTGATACTGTACCGTGCGAAGGCCAAGGTTCTTTGAGACCTCGACCTGGAATAGCTCGTTAGTCAGAGCCATGCGAGAGACCTTGTCTGTGACTTCCTTTTCTGTCGAGCCAATCAGCCGCTCATAGAGCTTGCTCGTCTCTTGCACCCGCTGAAAATCAGTTTGGCTAGCCTTGCCTGCGATTTGCTGGCTGATAGTAGCAAATTGACCGTCTACGTTTTGCTTGTATTCGGCCAATTTGGTTTCTGCGTAGCTCGTTGCGTCTTCTGGTGACGGGCTCCAGCTTGTCGCTACAGTACCCAGCTCAATTTTAGGAGCGCAGATTTCGACGCTTCCAGCGCCACTCTGCCCAAATTGGATTGAGTTAGCCACGAAATCGGCAGTAAATGTAAATGAGTGCCGCTCCCAATCCCTGTTTGAGATGGTTTTGTGCAATTTGCGATTAGCATCATTGTTATTTGCCCAAGACCTGACTAGCAGACCAACCGTTGGACTCGGGCTATCACTGGCCACTCGAGCATAGCAAGACACAGTGTATTTCTGACCAACCACAAGAGCCATAGCGGCTTGCGATAAATCCTTGTTTCCAACTGTGTTATTGACGATACGGATCATGCTTTTAATTAGCGGGCTAGGAGAGCTTGTGACGGGTACAACCTGAGCTGTACCGTTTCCTCCGCTTGTCGCTACCCATTTGCCATTTCTGTAGTCTCCAGCTGTAGGCAAATTCGCTGAGTTGCGCAAGAGGTTGACACCTCCCTCTGTCAGCTCCTCAAACCGCCTCGTCAGCCCTCGCACGTCCTCTGTATGCTGCGCTTTGGCAACATAGCCAGCCTCAATGAGCTTGCGCTCTGCGATCAACTGACGGGCTGTTTCCTCTCGAGAGTAAGTGCGCAGAGCCTCTACTCTCATACCGTCTGAGCTGACATAGGCTTGGACAGCTGACAAGTCTGTGCGCAAGCCCTGAGCCGTGCGTTCAAAGCTTGCCTTGGCTTCGGTTATGAGGCCTTCAGCATCCTCGGAAGCTGGTGACCAGTCTGTAGGTATCGCACCAATTTCGAGCTTGGGAAAACCTGTGACAGCTCCGTTTCCAGTTTGAACGTATAATCCTGCAACGAAATCAATCCAGTTATCTCTAAATTCAAATACTTTATAGATACGTTTCTTAGAGATATTTCCTGTCCCTGTCTCCCAAACTTCAGACCAGGCCCTATTTGTCGATCCAGCAATTCCAGCTGAAGTTGATAACCCAAATCTTCCTCGGTTTTGGGCAACAACATTTTCGCCCAAAACTTGCACGCTTATAACAAATTTTTTGCCTTTTGCATGCTTGACAAAATCAGGATGGATCTGAATCTCTTTATATCCGGATGTGATTTCGAGACCAGAATTTAAAAAGTAATTCCGACCGCCCACCGCCAAACCAGCTAATTCCTCGCGGATCCTATCGGCTGTCTGCTTGACCTCTGATTTACTAGCTTTATCACCAATCTGACCTACGATTCGCGACATATTTTGTGCGTTGGTCTGCTCGTAGACTGTTTGCTGGGTTCGGATAGTACCAACATCCGAGCGGACTTGGGCAATGTTGCTAGACAACTGCCCCTGAGCCTGTGTTAGGTCGGTTTTAGCACTAGCCAAGTCCTGATTGAGCTTGGTGATAGCACCCTTGGCCGCCTCGATAGCGGAGGCATTGGTACCAGCCGTGCGGAGGGCTTGGGCGATTTGCTGGTTCTGGCTGGCCATGGATTGGTTGATCTCTTTAGTTTTGGATTCGTATTCCTTGCGAAATTTCACGAGATCCATTTCTAAAGGGTTGAGTTCCCATTCTGCTCCATTCCAAAAGTACAGATTAGTCTTCTCTCCCTCTTTTAGATAAAGCTGATCACCCTTTCTGAGAGTGCCTACAGGCTCGTCTCTCGGTTTGCTTTCACTAAAGTAGATTGTGTTCTTGCCATCAGCAGAAACGAGCGCTTTAGTCGCTGTAGCAATAGCCTTGGCATTTTCTGAGGCGACATCCTGAACCGAACGGGCAAGGCTACTCATTTCACTTGCCCGTCGTTGGACGGAGCCAATATCATTGCAGACAACCTTGCGACTGATTAGGTTGCCGCCTACATCATATTCGCTGGTAAACGACACAATGCGAACTTTTTGACGAAATCCTAACGTTTCGTTAATGGCCATAATGTAGTCGCCCGGATTCGGACGGCTAAGTCGGTAGCCAGCGCGCGACAAATCTTCCATATCGATTTCAACAGAAACCTTATAAGACTTGTCCACGTTCTCCTTCAAACGTTCTAAGAGCTTACCAGTTTCTTTGTAGCGTTCATCTACGACAGGCTCTGCTTCAATTCGTCCATAGATTTTCGCTAGCGGACTTTCGTACTCAGATTCATAGCGACCTTTTGAATGATCCTCATCATCTTTCCAAGCACCAAGACCTCGCTGATAAGTCACAAAACTGTTGATATTCTTTTCGATTTTCAACTCGTTCATGTTGAAATCTTTACGAACGATAGCAGATAGGTCGGTCCCAATCCTTTTTAGGATGCGGACGACATGCCCGCGCACGGAAAATTCAAGACCAGCTGCCTTGATGATGTCGTTAAAAAGCGACAGTCGAGACTTATTTCCGAAATTTTCTTTTCGAATAGACCCGACCGTAGTTTCCAGATTATACGTATAGCCACTGCCCGAAAAGATCGCTTGTAGATAAGTTTCAAATGGTTTTGAACCATTCAAAGTATCATAGACCATTGATTTCGACATATCGTAGAAGAATTGATGCACTGCGTCAAATTCAACTTCAATCTGTCGTCCTGTGTCGTTAGGTTTTGCATAAGTAACACGATAATATTCATCGTCTAAGCGAAAACGCCAGCCACGATCTATGCCGTGCAAGACTTTATCGTTGGTGTAGATTGTGCCTTTAACAGACAATTCTCCGTTTACCGCATTAGTCATAGAGTAAGCAACTAAAGCACTGTGCTCTGTACCTTTTTCATCAATAAATGTAATCAATCTACCACCTCCTTACTTATACAATTCTTTGAAACCAAAGATTTTGATAGTGCCCCTGAAATCCGTAGAATAGCGCACTTGTTTCTGCGGATTTGGCCGAATGACAAAATATTCGTAATTCGTTCGAACATTGATATTCAGATCTGGCAATGCCACGCCTTTGTAAATTACATTTTCGACACCAGACAAGCGCAATTTATCGCCTTCTTTAATCGGTGTCGAAGCATGATTGTAGATCCAGCGCCTTCCGTCTATTTCCAAAAAGAAGCTTGTTTGACTAGCGCTTGCAGTCAATTCAACTACATAAGGCACTTCTAGCTGACTAAGAGCTGCGGTGCCCTTGTACGGAATGACTCCACCAGATAAAACAATGTCTCGAGGAGCAGTTTCGCCAAATGGCAACTCAGCAGTCACCAGTTCAAAAGAAATGTTATATTTTAAGCCTGCTACTGATTTGCCAATAAAACTATAGTCAATTTCATTTCCGATATGCACCTTATATCGATACTTCCAAGGCGTATGCGGGATTTCCAAAAGGTTCAAATCGCCCTTTTTTGCTCCTGGCAATTCAAACCCGTACAAGTCATCTTGTACTGGGTGCATTTTCGTAACGAAATAAGGCTCATCACCATAAAGCCAACCTGCAAGCTCGTCTTGCTTTTCCATAAATGCAGAAAGGCTAGCAACTGCCAGCCTTCCAGAAACTTTAATTGTTTTTTGACGTAGGGTAACCCCATCGTGAATATACCCGCTGCGTCCCTTGACTGTACGCCTGTCCACCTCAACAGAAGGCGTACTATCATCAATTTTAATGTTATAAATGCCTAGCTGAGACAATTTAGTCTCAGCGTTAGCATGTGTAATCAGTAAATCCATTTCGTAGCCTTTCTATTCGTAGACAAAGTAGTCATCTTTGATACGATCACGCGCTTCCTTCTCTTTAACAGTCGTATAGATCTTGTCTCCCACGATTTCATTGTGGATTTCAAATTTCGTATCTGACAGCTGAGAATGTTTCACATCATCGCTCAGATTCTCAAGAGACGAACGAATACCGCTATTATTTACACTAGCTGATGTAGTGACCACGCTATCAACTCCGTATTTCTGGTCAGTAATGGCCATGGCGTAGTCTTTTGCGACTCCGTCAATCGCTTTGACCCAACCAACCATACCGTTATACATCCCTTCGCCAGTGAAGCTACCAATCGCATCCGTGACACGAGAAGGGGAATGGATATCCAGAGCAGAACGCATCACGCTTGCAATATTAGAAGCGATTGAATATGCGAGCGCGTACAGACTGCCAGCCATGCTTGCCAATCCGTTGTAAAGTCCTGAACCTGCATAAACACCTACAGAATGCAAATGACTAGCCAGCGTATTGAAAACAGCTACAATCTGACTATTCGCAGAAGACGAAATGCTGACAGCTTGGTTCATTCCGCTATTAAAAGCAGATGAAACAGCAGACATTCCCTGTTGAACAGAACTCTTGACTTTATTCAGGGTACTATCAAATGTCTGAGCCATCTTATTTCCGCCTGAAGTTGCAGCTTGATCAACCTTATTCATGCCGTCTGTAACGGCTTTGGAAACGCCGGTCATGGCATTTGTCGCAGCCGTTTCAGCATTCTTAAAGTTGTTTGTCACTGCATTTGCGATCGCTTGAGAGCTGCTTTCAGCATTAGACTGCATAGTGGTAAACGCTGAAGTGGTAGACCCCTGCATGCTATTCGTTGAGCCTGTCGCATTTCCGCTCATAGTATTGTAATTACCCGAAACAGCGGCAGCCGTGCTACTAGAAATAGCACTAGCATTGGTTTGAACAGTCTGGAATGCAGCATTTGAGTCTGTTTGAAGCGCCTGCATGTAGGAACTAGCACTTGTATTCAAACCGCTCAAATTACTTGAAACATTCGCATTCATGGTTGCTGACTCAGCCGTAGCAGTTGCCTGTGCTTGCTGCATATTACTTGATACATTGCTGCTTAAAGCCTGCATGTTAATACCCGTAGTCGTAACGAGAGCTTGCATGTTAGCGTCTACGTTTGTATTCATGGTTGTTACTTTATTTAGTGTATCAAGCCCCATCAAATCCATAGAATTGCCAACGTTTTGTTGCATAGTCTGCGCTTGCAACGTCGCATTGGTTTGAGCTTGTGTCATTCCATTTGTGACGTTAGCTCCCACGGCCTGCATGTTCGTATTGGATGATGTTACTAGATTTTGGAAGCTAGTATTGACATTTGCACCCATCGTATTGACTGCATTAGAAGCGTTCAGCCCCATCGTGTCCATATTGAATTGAACACCTGTAGCCATATCTTGAGTATTAGTCTTCGCAGCCGTGGACATTTCAGAGGTCTTAGTCGATACAGATGATGTCAAATCATCCATAGTCGCCTTGGTCTTGCTGGCGCCCTCTTCGTTTTTGCCAGTGATCCAGTCCCAAATCCCGCCGAAGAACTCGCCGACTTTTTGACCAATTCCGACAATTCCGTCAATCAAAGCACCGCCTAGAGCTTTGATAAGCTCCCAACCAGCTTCTAAGACTTTCGGTATGCCAGTTATCAAACCGATGACTAGTTGAGCAATCAGCTGCAGACCGCCCATAATCAATTGAGGTGCCGCTTGTATCAAGCCAGAAACAAGTGAAATGACGATTTGAGCTGCTGAAGCGATGATTTGTGGCAAGTTTTGTATCAAACCTGTCACAAGAGACATGATCAGCTGGATGCCGCCCTGGATGATCGCAGGCAAGTTAGATACCAAGCCTTGGATGAAAGATGTGACGACCTGTACCGCAATTTGCAAAATCGTTGGTAGCTGTTGGATAATGCCAGTTATCAGATTTTGCAGGATTTGGATCCCGTTTTGGATAATCTGAGGCATCTGTTGGCCAAGACCAGTCAAGAAGGTCGTAACGGTCTTTTGAGCGTTAGCCATCATCTGAGGAATATTGTTTAGAATTCCTTGAGAGAGATTTGCTAATAACTCCATCCCAGCTGACAAGAGGGTTGGCAGTGCGTTTAACAGCGAGCTGACAAAGGTACTTAAAATAGTATTGGCTGAGCTAATCAAGGAAGTTGCATTCTGTCCAATCCCTTGAACCAAACTCACAATCAGGCTCACCCCAGCATTTACAATGACAGGAAACATAGTTGCAAAAGCACTAGCGAATTTAGCTATCAAATCCGCCCCTGAAGCTATTAGCACAGGAATAGCATTGGTGATCCCTTGAACCAGATTATGAATGATTTGAGGGCCTTTAGTGGTTACTGTGTTTAGCAATTGGTCAATTTGAGCGCCAAACTGATTGTTAATGATGCCCAAACCAGCCACGACGAGGCCAAGGATTGCAGCAGGACCGATAGCGGCCAAAGCTACACTCATGACAGAGCTGATACCATTAGTCATCATAGACATAGTAGATAGACCTTGGCCAGCCATTTTTTGAAAACCTGTTGCTGTTATTTTGCCAGCTTTGTCAATTTGCAACAATTTATTTGCGCCTGCCTCAAAAGCATTGCCTAACGTAGAACCTGTAGTTAAAGCTTTTATGCCTAGATTCCCTAATAAACCTGTCACTTTGGACAGTCCCTTAGTAGCAGGACCAAATGCGAGTAGGCCACCTACTAAACTAAGGATAGGTGCTGCAGAGGACATCGTCCCTTTAAATTTCTCCATGACACCATCTGCTAATTTAGTACCATTCAAGAAATGGTCTAAGACAGGATTGATAGTAGCCATAGCGTCAGTAAAGTTTTGGATTCCTTGCGATTGACTAAATTTATCTACCAGCTTATCCACATATTTTACGATTGTAGTAAACAGTGGCAGGACAGATTCTCCGAGCTTGATTTGAAGAGTCTCAAACGACCCGCTCAAGCCTTCAATAGCGCCTTTTAAGTTGTTTAACTTTTCAGCAGCAACTTGTGCAGCAGTAACCTTGCTGATTTCCGCTTGCATCTTGTTTGCGCCATCTGCACCCTCATTCATTGCGATAGTTGCCGCACGCACCGCATCTGTACCAAACATGGTCTTGAGTGCTTGTTGTTGCTGTTGTTCCGTTAGGCCGCTCAAGCTTTCTTTTAATACTTGAGATACTTCAGCAAATGATTTGATTTTACCTTCTGCAGTAAAGAATCTATTAGACCCATCTTCTGTGATGATCCCGAGTTCTCTCATCATATTCGCCTGCGCCTTAGTCTGAGGTTGCAAATTCATCAGCATTGTTTTAAGCGACGTACCTGCATCAGATCCTTTCAGACCATTCTGAGCAAATACTGCCAGCGCGTTTGTTGTATCTTTAAATGACAAACCGAGACCGCTAGCTACAGGGGCAACTGCCGAAAGCCCGTATTTCAATTCATGGACATCCGTAGCTGACGCATTCGCAGCACCAGCCAATTGATTAGCTGCATCTACTACGCTCAGATTGTCTCGTTTGAAGGCATTCAGAGCCGTAGATGCGATTTCTGCTGCTTCTTTCAGGTCAAGTTCCCCTGCAGTTGCAAGGTTCAAAGCGCCCGTTAAACCATCGTTTAAGATATCCTTGGTAGATACCCCAGCTTTTGCCAATTCTTCAATAGCATCTGCCGCTTCTGTAGCAGAAAACGCTGTGTCAGCACCCGCTTTAATGGCTGCATCATGGAATTGCTTCATCGTTTCGGCACTAGAGCCAGTAACAGCCTTGATACTGCTCATACGAGCTTCAAAGTCGGCCGATTTGGTAATTGCACCGCCTATTGCATTCTTGATGAAGTTAAATCCTGCATAAGCCGCAGAAATCCCCAAAGCTGTCTTAATGAGGTTACTTGTGGCAGATGCCGCTTGGTTCGTGTGATTTACAATCCCCATCAAAGCGTTAGTAGCTTTACTACCCGCTTGTTGAAAGGCATTGCCAAGGCCACTGGAAATTTTGCTGGATAAAGTGCTGACTTTGCTAATCAGCTTGCCACCTAACGTATTGCTAACCTGATTTGCAAAATTATTTACTTTTCCTAACGCCGAACTAAAAGCATTCCCGATAGAACTACCGACCGAAGTCATTCTTGTCACTATCGGAGACAAAGCACTGGAAATCTTAGAATTAAGACTAATAAATGTTTGAGCTACCTTGTTTAGCCCGTTTTGTATAGGTTCAGGCAAACGTTGCCCGATGTTGGACGCAATCCGATGGATTTCACCAAGAGCGATATTCAGACCGCCTTTGAAGCCTTGACCGATTTTCTGGCCAAGCGTACTACTGTTGCTAGCTAGCTCATTCATCAGCTGCCCGATTTTTTGGATCATCTGATTCGAGCTATTCACAGCAGCTTTTTGAGCATTGTCAAAAGCTTGTTTAGTCATAACAGCAATTTCATTCATAGCGCGCTCATACGCTCTGGTATCTGCGCCAATCTCAGCAAAGATCGAACCATCAAAACTCATGCATCCACCTCCTTCGTTTTTTTATTTTCTGTTCGCAAACATCTGACTAGCTTTTTCAAGTTTTGCCACAAATTCGCTTTTATTTTTGATTTCTTGTTTCGT